TACGGAGACCTCCAAGGCTTGCAAGACTGCCTTGAAGCAGATACGCACTTTGGAATCTTCGTTGATACCGAGAACATCGAAACTGACTACAGCGCACAATAAACAGGAAACGAAAGACGTTATCACTATAGAACACGGGGAGGCAAAGGGTCTCCCCACAAATCCAATTCAAATGAAGAAGAAAGTAGATGTTTACCAGAAAGTTACCGACCGCATCGTAGCTGGGTTGCAAACCAAAGGTCTCCAATGGTTCAAGCCATGGAGCATTAGCGGGAGCGGGTGCATCGAGCACCCCATCAACAACGCCACAGGCCGAGCCTACACTGGCATCAATGAGCTGTTCCTCACCATCCATGGGCAGGAGCAAGGATACGAGCACAATGAGTGGCTCACCTTCAAGCAGGCTCAAGCCAAGGGAGGCAGTGTCCGCAAGGGAGAGTCAGGCACCGAGATTGTGTTCTGGAACATCGTCTTCAGGGGCGAGGATGGCAAGTTCTACCGCAAGGTTCAGGACATCCCTCAAGGCATGGCGTTCGACAAGATTTTCAGCCCACGATTGTGGAATGTCTTCAACATCGCTCAGTGCGACGATATCGAGCCACGACGAGAGAAGGTCGAGCCTAGCGGAGACTTCAATCCCATCGAGGAGGCTGAGGCAGTGTACGCTGTCAAGTACCCTAAGAAGCATCGCCCAACGTTGGCTCACGGCGGAGCGAGCGCTTTCTACAGCCCAAGCAAGCACCATGTGCAGATGCCCAAGCCTGAGACGTTCGTCACCAACGATGACTACTACAAGACGCTGTTCCACGAGTTGGTGCACAGCACAGGCCACGAGACCATCCTCAAGCGATTGGAGAAGGTAGCGGCATTCGGCTCCGAGGCATACAGCAAGGAGGAGTTGGTGGCTGAGATTGGTGCTCAGTTCCTCGTAGGCCTGACAGGTATTCAGCCCAAGGACGATGAGGCCAACAGCCAAGCCTACATCAACGGATGGGTAAAGAAGCTACAGGACAAGCCGAAGATGGCTCTGTCAGCGGCAAACAAGGCTATGAAAGCCGTGAACTTCATCATGAGGGACGAGGAGTAATCCTCCCCTCTTGGGGCAGGCGATGGCTCGCTTGCATCAGGTTCGATTCCTGACTGCCCACAAAGCGTTAACAGATTTTTACAAGTAGGACACAATAAACCCAAAACTAAATCCGTTCTACTATCAAACACAGACACTATGAAAGGATACCCATGCACCCCAATCGAGTACGCGAGCCGCCCCTACAAGGGAGTTATCAACCTGAACGAGGCATTCGTGGCCACCATCCAGTTCTACACAGGTAAGGGCTACACAGGGCTGTTCGATGTGACTAACAGGTTCAACAACCAAGCGCACATGGACAACTACATCAACCTGATGTGCCGTAAGAAGGGATGGAGTCTCGATGAAGTATGGATGCTTCGCAACATCTAAAAAAAATCAGTCCGCGCACAATAACAAGAAACTCTTCTGCGTTATTACTATAGAAGCCACTAAAAGAAAAGAAATATGGGACAGAAAGCAATTCAAATAGACACAATGACCTGCGGACAGCAGTTCCTCCCTGCAATCTTCAACGGAGACGTTGAGTGCCTGAGCGCACACGAAGAGTTCCTCTTGGAGCGTGAGATTGGGTGGTACAACGCGCAGGGAGAGGAGGACTATCCAGACTTCGTCAGCATCGAGTTCGAGTGCACCTCAAGCGAGCGACACATCTGCGGATGTGACTTGACGGGACTCCTTAGTGAGTGCGTAGAGGTGAAGGTCTTCGTGTACCTCAACGAGAACTACGTGAAAGATTAACAGCCGTTAACAAACCAAGCACAATAACAGCAAACCTGCCGCGTTATTACTAAAGAAAGCAGTTCAATTTAATCCTTTTACATTATGCAAGACAACGCATTGACACCCCAAGCCAAAGAAGTAATCCGCAATGCCGCGCGATTCGCAACGAACCTTGAGAACCACCAGTACGGCATCCGTCGGCGAATCCTCAACAAATACATCGAGGACACGTCAGATTCCATGGGGCGTATCAAGCACGACTACAACTACGTGCAGACTCCTGAGTTCAAGATGGCATTTAGCAAGGTCATCATGAAGGTCATCCCAGCCGAACTCTACGATGCCTGCAAGCAGTTCGCTGAACTCGCACCTGTAGACAACTGGGGCTACCTCACCGACGAGGCATCCGATGTCATCCGTGAGTTCAACAAGGACAGGCGTTACAGCGAGACGGTTAGCGAGTACCGCTTGAAGGACATGGTCGAGGAGGTTATGAACCCAAGGCTCGACAACAGCATAGCTCGTGAGTATATGGAGAATCAGGCCAAGAGCATGAAGCGAGCTACTTACCTCAAGAAGGTCAAGGAGGGTGACCCGCTCCGCGCAGGCTTGTCCGACGAGCAGACGTGCTACGAGTTCACGGATGCTATGTTCGACAATCACACCGACGTGTTCAGCGACGTTCTGTTCATCGGTCACCAACTCCGAGTTGTGAAGAACTCAGATGGCAACTACGATATCGAGAAGCTGAACGGCAAGTGGGTATACATCTCATCCCGTGAAACCTTGACCGAGTGCATCTTCGAGTTGGCTGATGCGCTACGATACATCGAGAGGTACGCTGTTGATAGTGCTGTCCAAAACTCCGAGCGAGGCTTGCCAATCCAAGACAGTCGATTCACTGCCGACGAGGTACGACAGCTCGCCGAGGCACGAGGCATCGTGTTGCCCGAGCAGAAGACTTTCTCGGTCATCAAGACCAAGTCTTGGAAGTCTGTTGAGTCTGTGACCTGTGAGTCTGTGACCGAGCGCACAGATGTGGTCAAGGTCATCGCCGCAGGCCTCACCTTCGAGCAGGCGGACAAGCTGCGCGAGGCTCTCAACCTGACCGAGCACAAGGCAACCGTTCTCGAACGTGCCAAGCGTCGTCAGAAGAGCGCGGAGGAATCCCTCAAGGCCGCCAAGGAGGAAGTTTCCGAGGCAATGACAGCTTACCTCAGGTCAGTCCAAGGTGTCGCAGAAGTGCGCAAGGCCGCTGGTCTCGACCCTGAAGTGAACGTTGAGACAGAAGAAAAAGTGGAGGTAGCACAATAAGTGCTACTTCCTCACCGTTATAACTGTAGAAACCTTTAAAACCTTATCAATTATGGGATTAGATATGTTTTTGTACCGAGTGCACAACGTGCGCAATTGGGGTGGAGCAAACGAGAACTCATCCAACAAGAAGCAGTACGCTGTCGGGGTTGAGTTAAACTACAAGCCGGTACCATTCATTGGTAGCATCGGAGAGATTCACGAGATTACCGAGGAGGTCATGTGCTGGAGGAAGGCGAACGCTATTCACAAGTGGTTTGTTGATAACGTTCAAGACGGAGAGGATGACTGCCGAAGTGCATACGTCTCCCTCGATAAGATTCAGGAGCTACGAACCCTGTGTCTGTCAGTGTTGCTTAACCGAGAGCGAGCACCTGAGTTGCTACCATGCGTGGAAGGGTTCTTCTTCGGAGGGACAGAGTACGATGAGTACTACTTCGAAGACCTTGAGAACACGGCCAAGGTGATAGAGAAGATAGTGAATGATGCTATCAAGGCGAAGCAACAGAAGCATTCAATGTACCTAGAATACAGGTCGTCATGGTAGTAGATAGAGAGCGATATATGATGGAGTTGTGGAGCGCGATTGTGTCTCCCTCTCCCTCGCTCCCCGACTACGTAACTGAATGCAGATGCTTGGACTTCGAGGTAAAGCTGAGCCTCGGATGGCCTGACCCTCGTTAACATCGGTTAACAATCTCAGCACAATAAACAGAAACCCGTGGCGTTAATACTATAGAACCCACATAATTTAATTCACATGAGCAAACCAATGGAACTTACCACATCGATAATGATGTACGAAAACGGAGAGATAAATGAGGTCAACGATGTACTTGAGCTGTTCTCAGCACTCATCAAGACAGGGTTGGCTTGGCAACTCCAAGGCTTCTTCGGAAGGACTGCCCGACACCTGATTGACATCAATGCAATCGCCGAAGACGGCACAATAATTTACGAAGAGCTGCCGTTCTAACTATAGAAACACCACAAAAACAATTCACCATGAGCTACGAATCATTTAAGAACAAAGAGACATGGCTACTCAATGTGTGGGGATACCTAGACGAGATTGCCAACGAGTGGATAGAGACAGAGAAGCCGACAGGAGCAAAGCCTATGAGCATCTCAGCTGACTACTGCCTAGAGTCATTCACTTGGATGGTAGACCACACCTTGAAGAAGCTACCCAATGGAATCATAGCTGACTTCGTTAACGATAGTATCAGCACCATTGATTGGAGGGAGGTTGCCGAGAGCGTCAAGGACATTGTAATAGAGCAGGAGAATGACAGTTGAGGAGCTAAAGAAAAAGTACCTGATAGGGTACCACACATCGGTAGTACAGATAGACTGTATCGCAATGCTTGATAAGGATTGGATAAAACTATTCACCGATTCATTGGACGAGTGTCCGCAGCGTAAAGGCGTAGTCCTAGACTGTATAGAGTACAAGTTTAATGAGCTGACCCAGAAAAAAAATTCGGACACAGCACAATAAACAGAAACCAAAGACCGTTAAGTAGTTGTAATCAAAATCAAGTAAACATGAGTAAAGAAAACAATCGAGGCTTCAGCCTCAGCGCAAACGCAGGAACCAAGTCAGGAGTTCTGCAAATCGAAGTGGGCAACACCATCCTATCAGTGACAACCATCAACGGAGTGAACGAGATGGTAGTGTTCAGCAAGGATAGCAATGACACCATCACTGAGCGCAAGGCAGTGACAGACTTTAGTGATGTCATCCACATGATATGGAACCTAGAAAGACTTTGAGCCATGAGCAATAAAAAGTTTCAGTACGACGTTGTCTATTACACAACAGCAGCAATGATATTCACCTTAATCCTAATCATAATCCTAAGCTAATGAAAGCCCAAGAAACAATCAGCGGAGTGTCTGTACAGCGACAGTTCCAACTCCATGACAGCGAGACCGTATGTAAGCTGTTCCTCAATATCTGTAAGCAGTACGACCTCGGTAACATAACCGAAGGAGAGTTCGTTCAGAAGTGTATGATGCTCAACGACGATGCGGAGAACCTAGGCCTTGTGAACGACCCTTTTAAAGCTTGGGAATCATGAGGGCATACAAAATGTTTAAAACTTTATGCGCTAATCTGTTGAAAAGCTCAAAAAAAACCTCGAACTTTGTAAACACACAGCAAGCAGACAAGCAAGTGTACAGCAATCTTGTCATGAGGCAGAGTGTATTGTTAGACGAGTACGAAGACTTAATAAAAGCATATGATGAACAGCTTCTTAAAATTACCGCTGATGGTAGTATTATTAATCCTGATACTGATACTTCAGCCACTAGTAGACCTTCAGAAACTACTAGCAAGGATAGCCGAGACAATTGTTAACCATTAATTCAGTACAAATGAGTACCCATAAATTCAAGACCACAAACATTCGTGGTAAGCAGTACGTTGAAGTCAACGAACGCATTAAATTCTTCCGAAACGAAGAGCAGTACAAGAACTGGACTATCTCAACAGATATAACAGTCACGGATGATAGGGAAGAGTGCATATGTAAATGTGTAATCGGTGACCCTGAGCAGCGAGTCATAGCCACTGGTCATGCACATGAGGTGAAGGCATCGAGCAACATCAACAAGACATCTTTCATTGAGAACTGCGAAACATCAGCAGTGGGACGTGCCTTGGCAATGATGGGAATCGGAATCGACACTAGCATTGCTTCAGCTAACGAGGTAAAGGATGCAATCGCAAAGCAAGATGCTCCTGCACCAGCAAAGAAGGAACAGCCTACCACTGAGCAGGACTATCAGAAGGCAGTCACATTCCTTAAGAATGCAGTAGACCGTGCTGAAGCATGGAGTAAGATTGAAAAGCAATGCAAGGCTAAGTTTAATGATGAGCAGTACAACAAGCTCGTCGAATACGTAAAAGCATAATGCTTAGCATCAAGCTCGCAGAGTCAGTAGGTAAGGGTCACCTATCGTACAGCTCCATCAAGTACGCGCTTCAAGACATGAAGCTGTGGGAGATGTACATGAGAGGTCAGCTCTTTAAGGAGAGTGAGGCTCTTACCTTCGGAAGTATGTACGACTGCCTTCTCTTCACTCCAGAAGACTTCGACAAGCAGTTCATGGTGCTCAATGACAGCACTAAATGTGAGGAGATTGGTGGTCGTGCACCACGTATGACCAATAAGTATAAAGCTTGGGTCAAAGACTTTCAAGAAGAAGCCGAGTCCAAAGGAGTAAAGCTCATTGGTGAGGATGACTTCAAGAAGGCACAAGAGATGATTGAACGACTCAAGGTGAGTGGTGTGTTGGAGACGTACTTAATTGGCGACTATCAACATGAGTTCAATCAGGAGATTAACGGTGTACCTGTTCGGGGATTCTTAGACTGCCTAAACAAAGAGTACATCAGCGACCACAAGACTACCCGAAGCTTGAATCAATTCCGGTATGCTGTTAGGGACTATGGCTATGACATCCAAGCCTACATCTACTGCACCGTGCTCGGTCTCGACAAGTTCTATTGGGTAGCGCAGGAGAAGGCCTACCCTTTCGCCATCGGCGTTTACGAGGCAAGCGAAGAAACAATTGCGAACGGAGAGGTCAAGTTTAACAAGGCAGTAGAGAGAATATCAAACTACTTGGACAATAACATTGACACTGAGACGTTCTTCATAAAAGGAATCATCTAATGACAGCTAACGAACTCATAGTAAAATCAAGTTTGCACTTTGGAATTGACGTAGCTCAACCATGTGCATTTGGAAAGGGTGCTTTTTCCGAGCGATGCATGACAGCATACTACGCAATCAAGGAACTACACATGCCTTACCGAGAGCTTGCTGATGCCATGGGTTCAGACAACATCGAACTTAGGTTGATGTGGCTTTACGCAGAAGGAAACATGGGAGTTGTACAATCCCGTAACCGGTACAAGGAATACATTTCAAACCTTAAATAATTCACCATCATGGCTGAAAAAAAAGAAAACGTGTATGTGGGGTACACTAATTCCCCACGAGTAACTCAGCGTATCTCGTTTACGCTTGAGGAATTGGAGAACCTGAAGCAGTATGCTACTGCAAAAGGTCGAGTATACATTGACGTGCTGTCCATCCCTGACCGGGAAGATGACCGTCGAATGAAAGCTTTCTGCTCTGTCTATGACCCTAACTCCGAGTCTGAGCAGAAGCGTAGAGTAGAAAAGCAGGTTGTTGAAGAACCTATTTTCTAACTGATGATTGGGAGGGGGGTTCGCCCCCCCTCTTTCATGCTCTCGTAGCTCAGGTGGATAGAGCATCTGCCTTCTAAGCAGACGGTCACAGGTTCGAATCCTGTCGGGAGTACACTACCACCACATGGGATAGTAAAACTTTACCTTGTCGGGTGAGGTGGGGTATCCAGCCATATCAATCGCGTGTTACTTCGTGATTGACATTGGTCAAGTCGGGGCCTAGTGGTGGTGTCAATCATATAACCCCGTTATGGATATCAAAGACTGACAGCTCGGAAAGACGGGCGCTACGGTCATCGCGTGAGACAATTTGGTATGGCAACACGCAGGAACGAGGTTACGCAGCTCGTCTCGGTTCGATTCCGAGGATGACCGCAATTCATTAATCAATAAAAGCATCAGTAATCAATGAAAGTAAAAGTATCAACTCGGGTAGTGTTTCTTATTGGAAGGTACGCCGTGAAAATCCCCATTGATAGGAGGGGGTGGCTACAAGGATTGAATGAGCGAAAGCTTTGGAGGAAGTACGGATATCAAAGCAACCTCATCCCTGTCAAGTGGGGCTGTGGAGGTGTCGTCATTCAACAACGTGCTAAACCTATGGATAGGTTTAAAGGGAAGTATGTATTGGCAGTAAAGAAACGAATCCCAGAACTTGATATAAATGGTTGCGACCTGTACAACCCTGCAAATTGGGGTATCTACAGAGGTAACATATACTTGCTTGATTATGGAATCACTGAGCGAGTATCAAGAATGTACACTAAATAAAATCAAATGTCACAACAGAACATCTTTCAAGAGACTCTTCAAGAGTATTGTTCGCGCATCGGCCACACGCCAGAACGAAACAGACTAAGACACAACGTAGAAACGCGAGCTGCTTTTGCTAATGCAGTCAACCCATTCTTTCATCACGCTGACGTTGCAAACCTATTCGGGATGGAGCGTACAAGCGTGTATCACTACATCAGAAACCATGAGGTCTACTACCTATCAAGTCCGGACTATAGGAAGTGGTTTGTAATCGCGTCTGAAATTGTTCATGAAAAAGTAGATAAGAAAGTACCTTTGCATGTAAGGCCAGAAGGCAAAAGAAAAATCAATACTCATGAGCAAATTGATACAATCAAAAGAACAATCGAAATCCTCGAAAGATTCCTCCAGCGATTCCAATACAAGGTTGCAGGACGTAAGGCCAAATCATTACAAGACAGCTGGGAAAGAGGTTTACCAGATGATGAAAGACATATGGGGAGTGGAGAAGTACATAGCATTTTGCGAGATGAACAGCTTCAAGTACAGGATGAGAGCGGGAAAAAAAGAGGGGCAGCCCTTAGAGACCGACATCCTGAAGGCGCAGTGGTATGAGCAACAGGTAGAGGAGCTGCGTAATGAAAGAGAAGAGAGTAACGATATACCCAACAATCTATCGCACACAGGAGGCGGTAGTGACATCGTTGGATACAGTACTAAGAAGAATACGAGAAGGAAACAGTCGGCCAAGGGTTGAGCTCGTAAGAAACGGAGACAAGTCTGAGAAGCAAGAGCTACCTGCTGTCTGCTTCAGCGGAGTGTTCCCCAAGGGGAAGCGAAGCGATGATACACTTCAATATCATTCCGGATTAATCATACTGGACTTTGACCATTGCGACGTGACGAGAGTCAAGTCCGCACTGGCGGGTGACAAGTATATCATGGCGTGTTGGGAGTCCCCAAGTGGCGATGGTGTCAAGGCGCTAGTCGAGATAACAAATACGGAGAGGCACCGAGACCACTACCGTTCCTTGGTCAAGTACTTTGACGAGCAATACGCTCTTGAATTAGATATCACTGGTCAGAACGAGTCGAGAGCCTGCTTTGAATCGTATGACCCTGACATCGTAATCAAATCAGAGTACGATAAGTATGGTGGTATGCTGTCCGAGCGTTCTCAGAACCAAGAGGTTTTAGAGCGTGGTGGATGGACTGACTTTCAAAAGGTGAACGTTGCTTCACTCATGATAGCCAAGGCTACGGACGGTGAGAAGCATAACGTCCTTGTCAAGGCTTCCACTCTGATGGGAGGATATATAGCCAGTGGCATAGTTGAAGAGGAGGTAGCTCGATGGGTTCTTGAGCGAGAGATATCCAAGAAGGATAACATTGAATCGCTAGAGGGTGCACGTAAGACCATTGATGATGGTATCAAGGCGGGAAAGATGATGCCAATTGGTGAGGTGGTCAACACTGAAGAGAAGGCTAAGCGAGATATGCGATTGAACGATGGCGACATGTCATTCGTTAGTAGTGATAACGTTGACTATGATTGGATTGAGGACTACGTTGATGGTAACATTCCGATTGGGTTAACTACCGGCAACAGTAGGGTGGACGAGAACTTCATGTTCAAGAAAGAGTTCGTCATGATTAATGGTCACAGCAACATCGGTAAGACTACGTTTGCTTTATGGATGATGGTAGCTAGCGCAATGAATCATGACTGGAGATGGGTTATCTACAGCTCGGAGAACAGGACAGCCGCCATCAAAATGAAACTCATGGTGTTTGCTTTGAACAAAAAGTTAACGAGCACGACCGTGCAAGAGAGAAAGGCAGCAAGGAAGTGGGTAGAGGAGCACTTCATAGTCATTGACAACAGCAAGACATACAGCTACTCAGACATCATCATTTTCTGCGAGAAGATTCACAGACAGCAACCTATTGACGGGTTATTTGTAGACCCATACAACAGCTTAAAGATTGAGATGAGTGCCGGTCGTGGAATCGGACCCCATGAGTACCATTACGAAGCCGCTTCAGAATTCCTTACCCTTAGTAACAACATGGAGATTGCTGTCTGGGTAAATGCTCACAGCATTACGGAGAGTCAACGTAGAAAGGGTGATGATGGACTGCAGGTTGCACCTTATGCTGAGGATACAGAGCACGGAGGTAAGTGGGTGAACAGAGCGGATTGCTTCATCACTTTGCACCGAAAGATTCAGCACCCCGATGTACTACAGAGAAGGTGTATTGAGATGCACGTTCGAAAGGTGAGGGAGGTGGATACTGGAGGTAAGCCAACCCCATTTCTTGAGCCACTGATGTTTGAATTCAATAGTACGCAATCGGGATTTGCTTTATTCGGTCCGGAGCCTACACTTTTTCCAACACTTGGGGATAAGTTGAGAGGCCAACAAAGGCAACTTCATTCGTAAATTGTAGTATGAAGAATAGGAGTAGAAAAAACTTAACCAAGCCGCAAAGAGGGAGGAAGCGACGCGACCTCTCTCGCGGTTCGGTTAAGCTGAAGTCTACCCTTGAGACTTATTGCTACGACAAGCTAAAGGAGGCGAAGCTTCAGTTCGGTTACGAGTCCGAGACATTCAGTCTTGTGGACTCGTTTCGTTATCCGGGTGTATATCACAAGTCAACTAGGGGTAAGGATGTTCTTGTTGATGCTACTAACAAAGTTGTGTTAGCAATTAGGTACACCCCTGACTTCATTAGTCATGAGCATAGGTTTATTATTGAGACAAAGGGATATGTCCCATCTCAACACACGTTTCCAATTAGATGGAAGCTATTCCTAAAGTACCTAGAGAGCAATGACATGGATGACTACATGCTATTCATCCCAAAAAACAAGAAGCAAGTTGACCAAACCGTTGAAATTATTAAACGCCACCTGAATGACTGAAGAAAAACTTAGTCAATTGTACTCCTTTGCCACTGAGGAGATTCATAGATTGACAACGGAGCTTTACGAAAGCATCCATACAGATGATGGTAATCCACAGAAAGACTGGGACACCACTGTTGACGAAGTCAGAAAATACAAAAAGCTTTTAATCATTGAGCTTGAAGGTATTAAGACTGCACTGAAAGAGTTCAATGAGCACTGTAGAGAATGACAAAGCGATAGGCGATGCCATCGAAAAGGCTTGGGGTCAGTTCGTGCTCAACACCTACCCTGTCTCTGAGGTAACCTTCAGTTCCGGAAATGTTCCCGGCTGGGATTTAAAGTTAACGTCTGAAGAGGGGCGGGCTAAGTTCCATGAAGTAAAGTTCGACCAGTCTTCTGCTGCCCCATGGCTGAACTACAAAGGTGAGCAGCGCAGACCAACAGGTAATCTGTTCATTGAGTACAAGAACCCTAAGATGGGCAGGCCTAGCGGCATAATGGTGACACGTTCTGACTGGTGGATTTACATAGTCAAGCAAGCCTACGAGTTGGTCACATTACAGGACGTGAACAAGTACAAAGCAAAGGCTTACATCATTCATGCCCAGCAGCTCAAAGATTTTTTGAATGGTGAGCACAATTTAAGGTCGGTTCCTACCGTTAGGGATACAGTTAACGGAAGGGTGAATGCAGAGGGCTGGCTTTTACCCATCCACACACTGAAGTCTTCTGGAATTCTGTTCTATGAAGAGGACTTTACTTCGTATATTAGAGCCCTTTTTTCTTCCACCCTTTAAACCATTTTACATGGATAATCAGCAGTTGGTGGACTCCATTCCGTGGGGTCCAGTAGGATACGTCACCTATAAAAGAACGTACTCACGTCAGTTAAACAGTAAGCGCAGCGAGGAATGGCCTGACACGGTAGAGCGTGTGGTCAACGCATGCAGCAAGCAGTTAAAGGTAGGCTTTACTCCTGAAGAGGAGCAGGAACTCAGAGATATTATGATGAATCTCAAGGGTACTGTAGCCGGTAGATTCCTTTGGCAGCTAGGGACAAAGACAGTTGACCGTCTTGGCCTACCATCCCTACAGAACTGCGCCTTTGTTGTTGTTGATTCCCCAATCCGTCCGTTCACATGGGCATTCGAAATGCTTATGCTTGGGAGTGGCGTTGGATTCAATATCCAAAGAGAGAATGTTTATCAACTCCCGAAGGTTAAAAAGAAAAAGATTAAATTAGTTAGGAACGATGAAAACGATGCAGACTTTATCGTACCTGACTCAAGAGAAGGATGGGTTGAATTGCTTAAGCGAACACTCGAAGCCAGCTTTGAAACTGGTGAGGGATTTAGCTTCGCTACTCACCTCGTCAGACCAGCTGGAGCTCCTATCAAAGGTTTTGGCGGAACGGCAAGCGGGGCGGAAGACCTAGTCAAAGGAATCATGAGCATCAATGAGGTGCTCAACGGAAGAGCAGGTCAGAGATTAAGACCCGTTGATTGTCTTGACATCATGAACATCATCGGAAGCATTGTTGTTGCCGGTAACGTAAGACGCTCAGCACAGATTGCATTAGGTGACCACGATGATATCGAGTACCTGCGTGCAAAGCGTTGGGACTTGGGCAGTATTCCCAACTGGAGAGCGATGTCAAACAACAGTGTAGTCTGTGATGATGTCGGTATGTTACCAGATGAATTCTGGGAAGGATACAAAGGCAATGGCGAGCCTTACGGTCTGATTAATCTAGAGTCGTCTCGCAGGATGGGACGAACAGGAGAAACCCAGTACCCCGACCCAGACGTGCAAGGATACAACCCTTGTGCTGAGCAATCACTTGCGAACTTTGAGACTTGCTGCTTGGCTGAAATCTATCTGCCGAATATTGAATCAAAGGAAGAACTATTAAAGGTTGCAAAGTATCTTTATAGAATCAATAAGCATAGCTTGGCAATCAAGTGTGCGGTTAAAGAAACTGAGGACATCGTTCACAGAAACATGCGAATGGGAATCGGGGTGACTGGATATCTACAGGCTACCGAAGAACAAAGAAGCTGGCTCGGTGAGGTGTACTCAAAACTCAGAGAATTCGATGTCGAGTATTCAAGAACTAGAGGATTTCCAGAATCAATTAAGCTCACGACGGTCAAGCCCAGTGGCACGCTGTCTCTACTTGCTGGTGTTACACCGGGAGCTCACCCCGGATATTCAGAATACTTCATTAGACGAATTAGAATGGCTTCAGGTAGTGACCTTGTACAAGCTTGCAGGGACAGAGGCTATCGCATAGAGTATGTCAAGAATTTTGATGGCACTGAAGACCACGGGACAGTTGTTGTAGAGTTCCCTTGCAAATTCCCAGAGGGTACTATGTACGCAAAGGACATGACTGCTATCGACCAGCTCAAAGTGATTAAGCGCCTTCAGCAAGAGTGGAGCGACAACAGCGTATCTGTTACTATCTACTACAGAAAAGAGGAGCTCGATGATATCAAGTCTTGGCTAGCGCTGGACTACTTCAACATGAAGTCAGTTAGTTTCCTGCTCCACAATGAGCATGGGTTTGCTCAGGCTCCGTTCGAGGAGATTACAAAAGAGTTATACGATGAGATGTCATCAAAGGTTACACCAATCACCAACCTAGGTGTGCTTGACATGGCCGACATTGACATTCAAGATTGTGACACCGGAGCATGCCCAGTACGATGAACAGGAAACCAAGCAAAGAGTTTGTTGCCAATATGAAAATGTTCCGACTGGAGCAGATTATGCAAGCCCTCGTGGACGAGGAGGCTCTGTTGGCAGACGGGTTTGAAGAAGCATTATTAGGCCACACCCAAGGCATGAATGTTGTAGCTGTTTATGACTACGACATGTGTGTACATGTTCTAATGGAGAGGGATGGAATGACGTGCGAAGAGGCCATCGAGTTCATGGACTTCAATGTTACTGGGTCATACGTGGGAGAGAAGACACCAATCTTTATCTCTCTGATATGAAACGAATGTCTTGTTGCTGGGTGAGCCAGCTTTATTATCTTGGTACTGTTACACCGGCTTGATGCAGGAGTTTCATTACCTTACGGAGACCCTCGCCCCTCAAGGCGGGGGTTTCTTCTTCCCTGTAAAATGGGTCTAGCTCTGCACTGGCGCATACCGTCCCCCAGTACTGAAGCACTTGCTGGAAGTCTGTCACTGTGAAATACCCATCTCCATTCACATCTCCTTGCTCCCAGTCCAACTCTCCCCAATGCTCCATCATGAGCAACAAGTCATTCGTACCCACAACAAAGTCACCACTTACGTCTCCGTAACACACGGGGTCTTCAGTTGGGTCGGTTAGGCCGGGCCGAAATACAGGCAGCACAGCGTGGGCACGCTGTATCTGACCGGGAGTAAAGTTTGTTCTACATGAATCCACATAATAGTCCATGTGATTGTTGGGTGTGTAGTCGTATAGTCCCGGTGGGCATATCGGATTCTCGCAACTCCAGTTCACCTTCGTTGGAGGGGTGTCGCATACGCCGTCGCCAGTTTCTTCACATGGTCCAAGGTCTTGGCCGCAATATTCCACGTCATTAAACACATGGTGCAGCCCAACGTAATGACCTACCTCGTGTATGAATGTCTTGTTCTCCATCCGTGTAGGCAGGGTAAGCTGTTCTCCAAACCTCCCGAACACATTTGTTCTGACCCAAACCCCCTCCATGTCTGTTGCCGCCGTGTAAGACAGCCATGCAAATCCAAGTATTCCAGAGCAGAACTGCGGGAAGATGTGTACGTTCATGTATTGAGTTCTATCCCAAACGATAGGAGATATGTACTCGTTCATTTGATACCAGCCAAATCCACTGTAGGGGACACAAGTGTAGTAAGGTTGTAGTAGTTGCGGGGCTGTCTCCCACTCATCAAAGTCGTGGTACTCAATTGCCGCGAGTGAGAAGTTTATCATCACCTCCTCAAACTCTTCAATGAGGTGGTCATGCGCATCATAGATTACGTCCTCTGAAACATAGCTATCGGGGAAGCTGTCCGTGTGGTGTACGTGAACTACGTAGTTTATAGTCTTCCAGAATACTGGGTTGTCATCAAACAATCCCATCGCTAAAACTACTGGTTGCTCATTACCGAAAACAGCACACGAGTCTTGAGCCGACACATTAAATGTGATGGTTGCAATAACCAAGGCAATCAGCTGCCTCATTTCTTTGATTTTTCAATGGTGCGACCAGCGAAGTACGCTCCGAATGAGGTAAGCATAAGCACCTGAAGCAAATCAATATAGCTGTCCTTCACGTTAAACGGCCACTCATCTAGACTATCGAACACCATGGTCAGGCAGAACATAACCATAAGTGTGATTAATGTCACAGGCCTGATGAGCTTGGCAAGCTTGACATCACTATTCATGTCTGCCTTCCATCGCTCAGTAACGTTGTTCTGGTAGGCAATCTCTGCATCTACCCTAGCCTTAGCTTCTTCCGGTGAGATACCGGGCTCCTTGTCTAGTAAATTCTTTACAATGCCTAGCGCTCCCTTATCTGGCAACAAATCGCCAACCGTATCCAAGACTCCGGGGGCTTTTTCTTTTAGCCATTGGCCAAGACCAGTGTCCTTAATCTTCTTCTGTTCCATCGTAATCTATGTATGTAATTGTAACCTCGTCACCACAGTCGAGCGCTTCTGAAATTGTTTTATATATCCTTTTGTATGCATTGACTGAGCTACCAACGAACCCATCTGATTGAATGTTTTCCGTTTGTGTGTCTCCTACAAGTAGGCATCCACTTGTGTCATCATCATCGTTGCCTGCATGGATTAAGATGTATTCAAAGTTGGGCACGTTTCTAACCCATAGCATTCCCTTATGCGTGTCTGGAAATCTTTTCGAGTACTTAGAATGAAACCCACCTACAGTGCGAAATGTAATGTCGTATGTGCCAGCTGGTATTCTGGTTTCATGCATTACCTTTTTCTCTCTGTACTCATCCTCTAAGGTGTAGCACATAAACTTGCGGTCACCATCCGTGATATCAAAAAGCAGTCCGAGCGTGCTGTCCTTCTGACTGCTAAATCTAAGTACTTCTAATCTCATTCTTCTTTCGATTCAATGTATTGACCCTCAGTGTAAAACGCAGGCCTAACAAGAGCAAGATACATATCAGTGTAAGTCTTGAATTCAATGTATTCTTCTGGGCTCATAGTCTGTCTCTTACTTCTCATGAATGCGTAGTAATCCCTTGCGTTCTTGAGTTGCATTGGAAGCTTGCGCACCTCCCTGATATACTTTCTGTGCTGGTCTGGATACTGTTCCTCCATGTTCTTCTCAGCAACAATCGGCTTGATGCTTGACTTGAATGAGTTGACTGCTCGAACTTTATCGAATGGGTTGTCAGCTTTCGCTGCGATTTCTCTCAGCCTGTCCTCACCTTCGCCCTCGCCTAGTGTTCTTCCATACTTCTCTGCAATTGATTCATACGCAGCTAATGCCTCTTCGTTAGACAGTCTTCTGTCTTTAGGTAGGTTGTCCATATCCCTGACCAGTACATCAATCTCTTTACTGGACAAGCCTGCAACCTGACCTGCAGTCAAGAAAATCTTGAGGTAGTAATGCATCATCATAGCCTCCTTGTCCTCTGGCCTTACGTAAAACTCCGTCCCTGTACTACTAACAACTTTGTTTTCAGGCATGGACAGATTATGGATTGTAGTTCTGGCATCATCAATGAAGTCCCCGTATGGCCCCATGAATCTGAGTAAGCCTTGCGTTGCATCCTTTGGTGCCCCCTTGTAATACAGTGGCACACCTTTATTTAACCTAGTCCACCTTTCATACCCGTCATCATCACCAAGATTAAAGTCACCTTCCCTCATTACATCTGTTGGGTACCATAGATATCTATTTAATGTTGATTGAATCTGCTTGTCAAAGACTCCAAGCGGTGGAAGCGGCTGGGCATCGACAATTACCTGTGTTGCAATTTGCCTCCACGCATTGTCCTTTGGAAGTTCATCTTCATCGTCACCTCTAAGCATCGCCGAAATTGCCGGAATCAAAACCTTACCCACATACGAGAACAGTGTAAGCTCCGCAGCGTGGCCAAGCATAGCTATGCTACCTTCCTTCTTGGCTTGCGCATCACCATACAATATGCGCATGAAGTCAGATGAAATGCTACGCTTTTTGTTCACGGCAAACCTAGAGAATGGGAGTAGGACATTCTGCGCCAAATAAGTGACAACTGCTTTTGACCCTTTCTCTTGCTGGTACAAGTCAGCAGCCTCTCTCGGTGTTGATGCGGCTTGGTCTTTATTAACCATCATATCTGCATAACTCAGCGCAATCTCATTTGGGTTTGCCGCCTCAGCATCCCAGTCAATTTCATCGAAGCTTTCGATAGCTCCTTCTGTCATCAAGGCATCGCCATAGAACGTAAACCAAGAGGCAACAGCAGCTACCTTATCGGTACCCTTCAAGTTCTTTAGGCTGATGTCGCTGAGCTTTCTTACAATCTCCTGCAGCTTGCCTTCATCCAAGCTCATTCTTCCGGTGTATGGGTCAATGTTGCCTGCCTCGTAATCCCTCTGGAATACAGGTGAGTTCTGCAACAACTTATACCTACCATCATCCAATGCTAACTTGCTGTCCTCTCTGGCTAAAGTTCTTAATGAGAACACAGCCATTTCGGATACAGTTTTAATCAGGTACGGAATTGATTGAATCGGATTATTTGTTTGGAACATAACCGACGTAAGAACTGTACTCTGTTTGAGGGTCTGAATTCCAAAGCTTCCAAAAGCTTTTACGATTACCGCATTCCTTAAAAGGTTTACTGGGTTCATGAACTTAACTCCTCTGACCCTGAATGTAGGCTGGAATACTGGCGGAACTTTTCCCGTGTCCTGCTGAACATACAACATCATCTTTCTTTCAAGCTCCTTCCTAGCCTTAGCGTCCACAATAAAGTTTTTCATTGCGTCGCTGTTCATAACGTAGTTCGCAGCAACCACATCACCAACGGTGTTAGACAATATGATGTTGTCTCTTAGCGTTCTCTCATTAATTGAAAGGAAGTCAAGTCCAATTCGATTCTTTCCCTTGAGGGAGCGAGGGTTTCTTTCGAATGAACTACCAGCAACTTTTTTTGTATGAGATAGAGATGAGCTAGCTAACGCTTCACTAATGGATACCCTCATCCGAATCAAATCATCTACGTTTCTAGCTCCGGTCTCTGGGATTACCTCGAACGCAGTGTAGTTATCTTCTAGTTCTAGCTCCTTCCCAAGATATCTTTCCACGTAATTTCTAAACTGAGGCATGAGGCTGCTGTGGATGTCAGACATATAGTCAACCAGCCCAGTAATGTCAGACCTTTCCGACTCAACCCTTTGAATCATTTCAGGTAATGTTTCGGCTGCACCGAACAGGTAATTGAACGCATCTTCAAACTCATCAATCTCATTCTGCTCAAAAGTCTTTTGCTCTACGTAGTAGTCGATACTTCTTCGCATAGCATTCCTTAGCTCGATATACCAAGCAGCTTCAGCACCTCCTTTCTCTCCTTCGAATTTGGGCAATTGCCTAGCCATAGAATACATCTGAGCAATAGCTCTGTCAGCCCTTGTCTTCACACTGCCGCCTTCACTTTCTATCCTGTCAATCTCAGACTCAAGCATCTCCACTATCTGAGTATGAATGAAGTCAGCCTTAGCAAAGTTTGTAGTCATGGCGGACAAGCCGAAAGCAACTCTGAGTTTTGCAGTTGTAATCCTGTCGGCTGGAATTAAGTTCTGGATATAGGAATTGATAGTATCCAGTGGCCCCGACAATACACCAGACCTAGACTTTAAGTTCTTAGACCGAACTAGTTTTGAAAGCGCGTTCGGCATGTCAATGTTTCCCTTGACTAGGGCGTGCATGTAACCGATACCATAAACCGAATCGTTTACAACGTAGTCGTCAAGCCGGTAATCAAGATTGATGATGTGATGCCGCTTAAGCTTTTGCAATCTGAGCGCAAGCTTATTCACGTCGAACTCCCCTTCGTTATACAAGCCTAGTATATCTGCAATTTGAGAATCCTCAAGCAGCTTGGTGAGGTTTGCGGCAATCCTTGGGATGAGAACGTCGTATATGATTGCGTCCTTTTGCAGCTCCTCTTTTAACGCAGCGTTCTCGGCGAGAATCTGAGTGACCAAATCCACATGCGCTGGGTTGCTCTCATCAAGGACTACCTGTTCCCCTGTTTCAGGATGAGTGATAGTGGGGTTGTCGTCAATGAAGTCTAGGATAGCCCGTCTGCTGGAAGACAATCTACTCCGTTCGTAGTTCTTTACAAGCTTATCATACTCTTCCTCTATGCTTGTTTTATTCTTAGCTGCTCTTACTTGAGCCTTAGCCATAAACAACGACTGCCTACCAATCTCCTCCATTGCGCTATAGCTGCTAAGCTTGCTTCGCAATACCTCTACCCGGGTTTTGTCAAACGATATGCCTGCATACCGCTCCTCCTCCGCATCGAACACGGCCTTAGATTTAGACATCGATGAGATGGTCTGCATGAGCGTACCAACAAAGCTTTCAAGCTCATTCTGAGGAAGTAATGCTGGGTTTATTGCAGCCAATCCATTAGCTACCTTGGCATATGTCGTTACGTTCTTTGGTGCTGAGGCTCTGCCCCTCACCTTCGACATGCGCTTTAATCTGGCCTGAAGATTTCTTGCGTGCCGCACTCCTTCGAGATACTTCTGCATCTCTGCCTTGGCCTCACGCTTGTCAAAAATTACAGAAATCTTATCAATGAAGGACTGCATTGCATCCAACCCTTCTTCAGATGCACGCTTTGCATTTACGTTGTGCGCTTGTCTGATGTATTTAACAAGGTCTTTAAGCTGTCCTCTTGTGAAGGGTGTCTTTGAATCTTCCTTCATCCGCTCATCAATAAGATTGATTGCTTCTGATAGGAACTCCTTAAATGTCTTTGATTTGTCCCTCAATTCCTCCAAGGACTTCTTGAGGTTCTTTGCTTTGGTAGACAGCTTACTGGCTTCCTTCGCGTTCATCATGGCAACGCGCATACCCTCCCGCTTTCCTTGGGTTCTTCCCTGCTTGTAGGCTACGGCCTCTTTGAACATTCGTTCAGCCCCCTCTTTAGTAAACCCGTAGTCCATCAACGTCTTGATGACATCTGCCTTGACGTGCACAAAGGCATCCAGCTGCATGCTTTCGTCAATACTGGTAACCGGATTCTTTCTGCGCTTGTCTCTGGTGATTTTAGGTGACGGGTATTTTGCGTCAATCATTTGAGACACCAATCGGGTTATGTTGCCCTGAGCTTTTGCTTCCGCGTCTACTATGGCTTGAGCCTTGCCCTTGTATCGTGCTACTCCGTATGGCTGATTAAGCAGACCAAGTAATGCATTCCACGCGGATTCGGCTGCCTTGATAGGGTCTTTGAATGTGCCGTCCTTCTTCTGCCTTCCTTCATATTTACTAGAGAACGTCTCTATAAACTCCTTCTTTCTAAATCCTCTTTCAGTTGTAAGAATGTCTTTAGCCAATGGAAAAACTTCGTCAGGCTTGACCTTCTTCTTGAACAGGTGCATTGTCACTGGCTTCTTATTCCCGTTCTCATCCAGCTGAAATACGGAGGCCGGGAAGATAGGTGACGCTTCTGCGTCTTCCCCAAATGTGACATCCGAATCTATCTCGATTGCTGCATACGCACTTCCGGTATCTATATCAACTAAGAATCTTTCGGTGAGCAGTCTAGCTATGATTCTCTTTAAGGTGCTGCCAGTCTGCTTAGCCCCTATCTTGTCCGTTTCAAGCATCTTCTGAATGCCGTCTCTACCTGCCTGATTGTCAGCGAAAGCTATCCCGATGTTGACAAGCATCTTATCAGTAAAGTACTTACGCTTACCGAAATCAGATGCCTTAACATCTGTCATGAAGCTCAAGATTCTGTTTGCTGCGTCCAAAGTAGACCCATCAATCCTAACTGGCCTATTCTTAGGGAAGGTCTGCTTGAATGACTCTATGACTATCCTATTGAATGCCACGTCAGTGAGCAGCCCCTGAGCCATCAACTTTCTGAGAATGAGTTCGGTGGTAGCTACCGCACCCGTATTACTAAATACCTTCTCGGGTCTTCCGGCCATAAGCATAAAGAAAACTTTGCCGTCTGGCGATGCCTTCCTCAATGCGTTTAACTTTTCAGCTACAACTCTCGCCTCCTTAAGGTCAGCAAATGCCCACATGTTTCCAGTTCTCACTGGGTAATACATACCACCAGCACCTTCGAACACAAGCTCGTCGTCGAAATACAATGACCCCACCATAAGGTTGTCCGGAGACGATGTCATTATAACCCTATCCATGAGCAGTTCGTCCGGGTCTTGATTATGAACCACACTTTCGGCCATAAGTCTCTTGAACTCCTTGTCGTCCTCAGCGTATTTAGTAGACAACAAACCAGCCCTTTGAGCCTTGTTGGTCATCATTCTCCTCGTGTCAACACCAGACTCACCCGGCAAGGCATGTTGGAACTTCATCGGGGTTCCGTCCTTCCTGACTACGGTAAACCTTTCGTCTGAAGTAGATACCTTCTCTACGTCCTTAGCCAATACAAGCGCACCAATCTGAATTACCTCTGATGCAGATACGACTGGGTTACCATCCCTCTTGTCGTAGAACCAACTGTGTCTGAATGGGTTCATACCCACTTGAATCCAGCCATCAAGTTTGCCTTCCGCTAGGTCTGACATATTGTACTGGTCACTATTCATAATCTCCTCTGCTCTGTCTCTGAGTTGTTGAGGGTCGTGATTATTCCAATCGCCAAACATTCTAGCGATTGTAGTCTTTCCTTTTTCAAGTGCAATATTGAGAGCTCCCTTTGGCACAGAATGAAACTCTACGTTGGTGGCTAGGGCTGTCTGCCCATACCCAATGGACTTACCTCCTAGGTTGGGGGCTCGCTCCTCTCCTCTAGCACCTTGGTGTACAGACACCACCCACACATCGTAGTTATCATACGCGGGTATATCAAGCCGAAGGCCTACGTAGTATCCCTCTGGTATTTCTTTATTCAGGCCAATGATTCCTGACTCAAGCTTGTTGCTTGTAAGGGCTGCACCGATGTCAAGCGTACTCGGGACCTCGGGAACGTAAACAAATGGAGTGATTGGAGTCTCTTCTCTCACCACCTCGATATACTGTTCTTGAGTAATCTCTTGAGCTACATAATCCTGAAGCGCCTTGACAACTTTAGGACTCCTCTTCTGTCTCTGGCTCTCATCAAGCTTAAGCTCATCCCTTCTTTGCTCCAGCTGCTCTTCAGTTACCTGTTGTTTTTCGAGGTATGAATCCCTACCCGGCTTTTCCTCTAGCGACTTGATGATTGCCTGCGGTTTGCCGTTAGCAATTCTTTCGGCATACTCGTAAGCCTCCATGTAGTCTGTCATTCTGACTCCGTCACCGATATTCCCCTCCCCTCTAACAAAGAAGACTACATCTGGTTGGGTTTTAAGTGGCGAGTCAGCATCGTCCCACCCCTCTGGGGCAAACTCAGGATTGAAGTCAAGCCTTGCAACAGGTCTCCATCCATTACCAATGTAAAGGCTTTCAAGCTCGGTTGCAAAAGCATCATAGAACTTACCTCCGTTCTTGGCCCTAGCAGTTTGAAGTGGATTACTGACTAGCTTAAGCTCTGAGTCTGGATTCTTAAACAATCCACCCATATACCCATCAGCTTTTACATACGCACCAGACAGTCCATCTTTGGTCATGAACAGCTTACCCCCGTCGTCAAGGATTTTTTGCGCATCCTCAGTGGTGAGAGGGTCTACCTGAAGGAACATCTTCTTTTTCAGCTGCTTCATTCGCTCGGTAGCCTCTGCCATTGCACCCGCAAACCTTGCCGCGTCAGTGACCTCTTCTACGTCTCTGTTCCTTGCATAGATTCCTTGAGCCTTTGGATTCATATCCTCAAGCTCAATCATCATTGCATTGTAACCAGCTCTGATTGCAGCCTCCCTTAAGTCCTTCGTTCCTGTAACAGCCTCACCCTCAGCAAGTTGACCTGTAACTTTTTGCAGTGCATTAACTAGGTCTTGTATCTTTGGGTCAGCATCAACCATATCTACATTCACACCGGGGATGGTGTTGAGTGTTGAGCCGACAAAGCCTTTGAATGAGTTAATCAAACCCTTCTTTACAGCTACATCCAAGTCTCCAGTAGTAATGTCTGCAAGGAGCTCAACAAGGAACTCTTCGGCTACGTCCACATTATTCTTTATGGCTTTGCGAATATTCCTAACGTCACCGTACTGAGAAATAAATCTTTCGTATTTGCCTATTGCATCAGCTGGGAGTGCTGACAAGAGTCTATCAGCCAATTGCTGCACACCCTCCGGTCCGATAGCCTCAAGTACCAAGTCATGGTACGCTTCGTGAAACCCGGTATTCTCCATAATGGCTGGAGCAAAAAGGTGAATCTCTCCTTTCCCAGACCACATGCCCCTAGTCAGTGTAGTCTGTCCTGTTGCTGATAGGAACGAGTCTGCTGTCTTGTGGATTGTGACTCCGGAAAACTTACCCGTCTTAGACAAAGACTTCACCACAGACACAACGTTAGCCATGGCTCTTCGCATCTGAGAGCCCGACTTAAACACCCCGCTTTCAGGCATTGGAGTGCCATCAAAGGTGGTGCTGTTGATTGCATCCATGACGGAATCAACATTCTCTGAAGTCACAGTTACAGAGTCAGCTCCGCCCTGAAACAAATCACCATAACCATTGTATTTTTTATCTATTCTTGAGATACCACGGGCTACTCTGTTGAATTCGCTTTCAGCGTTTAACTCGTACTCTAAGCCAAGGTCTGTTTCCTGCTTTGTTCTTTGGTCTATTAAACCTACAATCTTTTCTTTTAAGCTGTTGCGAGCCTCAGGGTCTTGTGAGCGGCCATACTCAATGCCAAGTCTAGCAATCTGCTTTTGGATTTGCTCAAGCTTTTGGAAAGCTTCTGGGTTGCTTTGCTGAAGACTCTCGTAAAACTTTTTTCTGCCGAGTCTTTTATCCCAAGCCTTCATCACGGCATTGTTAATCTTGACCCCAATCTCCTGCCGAAGCTTCATCGTTGGGGCAAGCTCGTATTCCTTTGCTAGCTTGTTTATCTCAATTGAATCCCTGAGTCCGGGGATAGATGTAAGCGCCATTGCTCCAGCCCTAACACCAGCCGGAATGCTGGCCGTACCTGCGACACCAGCGCCAAGTACTACACCAGCGTACCACCCTTCTTTAGTAGCATCCCATAGCCCATCCATGGTGAAGTCTACGTTGGGATTTGCTAAAGAGTTTAGATAGTACTGACCTGCTGCCGTTGTTGCCTCAGTCATCCCCTCTTCAATAGCGCCAAAGCCTACAGCCTTAAGCATTCCTCTAGCAAATGACTCGGTGGCTGCCCTGCCTCCTGCTCTTAGTACCGAGGTTGCAATGGCTGCACCGACAAACGCCGGGGCCCCCTCCAAGAATCCCATTGCAGAGGTATACCCCGCCTTCTCAAAGCCGTTCATCTCTTGGAACCAGTCCTCATCTCGCACTGAGTTGTAGGTACTGGCTATGCCCATTGCGGTGGTAGCTCCAAGAGCACCTAAGTTCTGAGCTCTTCCTGCTTGCTTAGTAATTCTAGCTCCAGTTGTAGTCTTTTGAGCTGCACCAAACAGGTTGGTGGACCTTACGGCTCTGAGGTTTTTATTTGCCTCAATTATTTTTCTGGTGGCTGCAACTCTTTCGGCTCCTTTTAACCCTTTAAGAGAGCCAAGCCCCATGCCTTTCATAGACTTCCCTCTTGTGATTAAGCCTGCGGTAATTGCTGCGCCCATCATTGGTGCCGAAGCTCCGCCCAGTCTTAAGGATTCATCAACCCAGTCATCTAGCTGTTCAAATGGAATGCCTCCACCCATTTGCCTAGCCCTTCCAAGACTCGCAATCAGATTGTCTGTCTTTTCTGAATAGCTATTAAGGGAATATGGAAGTCTGCTCATTGCCTCCTCAGCCATCTTCCTGCTTTCCTCCCCTGATTCAACAGCCCACCTAGAGAAGAAGTTGTCTTCCCCAAACATGGAGGCAAAAGAATCACCGAGTAAAAGCTTACCGCCAGCCATTGCTTCATGCCAAGCCTTTGCTACGGATGTCCCAAATCCAGATGACCCCCCTTCCTTGAGAAACTCATACCCTCCGATGTATGTGTCACTGTTTAAGTCAACAGCCAATCCATATTCATCGAGAAGGTATCTCTCATAATTCATCAGGCTTTCGGGGTCGTTCTTTATATCATCGGGTAACAGTTCTTTAAGCCTTGCCCCCTCCACCTTAGAAACCTCATTCCCTAAACCTCTTATAGCCTTAGACATGGGTGCCGATAAACTAACCGGCTTCATTTCGTACTCCCCCTCAACTTCAGGATTCCCTGTCAAATGTTGAAACACCCCATCGTCTATAGCGCCAACAAGATATCTATTGAAATCATAGTCAGCATCTGATTGTTCGCTCAGATAGTCAACAACGGAGGACTTGACAGCATATTTTTCGTCCTCAGTTTTAGCCGCGTTGTAGTTGTCAATGAAAGCCATCTCCTCTTCGGTGGCCCCTCCATTGTATTCAACCAACTGTCTATACTTGTCCATGTCGAACCTGTCATAGAACAATTGGTTAAACGAGTTCTCTACATTGTCTGCGTATGATATGAGTAAGTCTGCCTGATAGTCTGGTACGTAAGCCTCACCTATCCTCGGTCTTGAAACCAAATCCGAAAATGAAGGACCTTCTCTTCCCTCCAGAAGTGAAACCTCCTTTGAATCCAATGAACCCATTTCCGAAGTGGATGGAAAGGTCGCAATGAGCGGGATTTGCTCTTGCTCTTCTTTTTTTTTTAATCCGTAGTAATCTTCCATGATACTACGAATCTCCGTCATTGATGCTCCGCGTTGGCGGGCCTCATCAATAAGTGCCTTCAATTCTGGATTCATACGCTGTTATTTATTCGGGAAAAACAATCTCCCCATCTACTACTGCGGCGATATTACCTTTCTCTAAAATCTCTTCAAAGATACGATTTTCCATTGCTGTCTTCTCTTCGCCGGTCATAGATTCCAATACATCAAATACCTCCTCTACGTTTTTTAAGTTCGTCCTGATGTTTAATCGTTGAACAGCCATGAGGAGGTTGTGTTCCCTTTCAATTGACTCGTCTGTAACTGGCTCTTCTTCAATCGTGGTCGCCTGATTTTCTTTTTTATTTTTCTTTTCTTCTATTGCTGCTTTTACAGCAGCTTCTGAGTCATATAGGAACTGAGCTCCACTCCTCTTTGTTTTAGATGGAGCCGCTATTTGCCTCATGGACGTGATAACCTCATCAAAGGCATCGCTACCCCTTGGTACTGTAATGTTCTTGATTGGCGTTCCGTCAATGCTTAACAAAGCTCCTTCAATTAGACCCGGCCCCGTGTTTAAATCAAATCCAAGAATCTCTCCAGTCTCTGAATTGTGAATGACATTCTTGACTTCGACTTTAATGTCTCCAGTTAGTAGCTCTTTTGCCTTGTCTGAAACAGCACTTCCTTGACTATTAATCTCCGACTCAATCAAACGTCCGGACATATTGAATCTGAACGTCCTGCCGGATACGCTAGCTTTTACTTTTACTGCATTGGTATTTTCCGCCCCTTCTTCTGTACTGACTTTAGTGCCGGGCTCTACGAAAAATTCGATAGGTGGATACTCCACCTTGTTGGCTTCTGCCGCTGCTGCATCTAAAATGGCCTTGGTTTGAAGCCTTTCTTCTTCACGACGAATGCGTTCAGACTGGGCAGTCTCATCCTTTACTGGGATTAAATTGTATGCACGCTCAGCAGACTGCTCCATGTATACTTTTATCGCTTTTCTTTTTTGGACAGCAACCTCCATACCCACTGCTGAGTTCTTGACTTCCTCGTCACTCACATCGAACACCCATTCACCCCTATCGTTCAGCCTTCCGCTGGCAATATTTCTTCCATCTGGAAGTACTGTGTTAAACAACTCTCCCTCAGTGTAGAATTTGGTTGCTTCGTCAATGTCGCTCTCACTAAGCTCAGTTTTCCCCGGGGCACGCAATACTTTGTATCCTATAGCTTGCATAGCCTCAAGCATTTCTGGCCCCCTGAGACTCATTCTAGATTGAAGCTCATCATTAATCATTTGATAAGCTGTCTCTGAATCTAAGTTGCCTGTAGCAAATCCATTGCCATCTCTAACCTGAAGAACCTCCGCCTGTTGAGCTAACAGACTATCATAAATATCCTTACCCATGTTCTCCGGCATGTAGTTGGTTCCTTCCCACATCATGGGTGGGATATACAAATCGTTTACATCCGATAAAAATGACTCAGCCCAGTATTTAAGCTCTCCTGTTTTTTTGTCTGCGACTACTAGCCTGCCATTCTCGTCAAATCTAACATCGGCTTTGTCATATTCGATAAAATCAGCGAGAGCTTCCTCTTGAGTGCCTGCCAATCCTTTAATGTTTCCGGCGACTATATTGGCCCTAATTTGGTTATTCTGCGCACTCTTGGCCGAAGCTATATTGGTGTAGGTCATGTACTCTTGTTTAGCTGCATTAGCGGCAGCTATAGCTGATGGCTCTCCAGAAACAAGGGCAGCGCTTGACTTCTCTTGCATGTCATTGAGGAGTAACTGAGCCCCTTCCCTGTACATGTTGTTGAGCTTTCCGTCAACAGATTCCTGCATAGCTTTTGTGAAGCCATACTGCTGGTCTCTCTCTATTCTGTCCCTTCTTTCGCGCTCCCTTTTCCTTTCCACATCAGCAACAATCTGCATGCCGATGTTTCTGCCCGCTTGAGCAAAGTCAAAAGCAGGACCTACGTATCCTGTTTTAAATCTGATTCCTTCTTCAGCCATTGTCGTCTTCTTTTTCGAATCTAGTAACGAGCTTATTTACAAATCTATGCAGGGATGTCTTCCCGCTACCCGCCAATTGCTTGAGTTTCTTAGCGTCCTTTGGGGCAATTACATACTCACCCCCAGTCAGAGCAATTCCCACGTCTCTTCCGTCCTCATCAACCACATACATTTCGTTGGTGTCATGATTAAATTCACCCGGAGTCTTTTGAACCTCACCCCCTTCCTCCATGAATCCCGTTGCAACCTTCACGCCACCCTCAATAAACCCAGCTATTCCTTGCGCTAATTGCTGTTGCTTTTGAGCCAACCTAGCCTCAGCCATCGCCTTCTCGTCGTAAGCGTATTCTAAATTTCTACCGTACTGAGCGTCTTGCATTTGCTGCGTGAACTGCTGAGCCTGACCAAGATTACTCAAAGCCTGAGTCTGAGCTTGCTGTTGAGTAGCTGCCTCTGCCCTCATTTGCTGTTGAGCCGCTTGTTGAGCCTGCATCACAGCACCTAAGCCTCTAGAGCCATACTGCTGAGCCGCTTGCGTTGTAGTGGCTAAAGACCTGTTAATGTCTTGCGTTCTCATCTGCATGAGTCGCTGGTCATAGGCGTTCTTCACTGCATCGTAATACGCAGATGGTGTAGTAATAGACGGTTGAGTGGCCTTGATATTCTCCACGTTTTGTTTTGCAGATTCAATATCAGCTTTGATGGCTTTTCTTCCTGTTGCGCCAGCAATGATGCCAGCCAATCCTCCAGCGGCTCCAGCGATTCCAGCAATTTGGTCTTCACCAAATTGAAAAGTTTTCTCGTTCTCTTCCGGCATTATTTCTCTTGTTCGTTATGTAGTGGTGATGGAGTGAGTGATAAGTTTACGGCATATAACTCAACATCATCAGTATTATCGTTCGTTAATTCTACCTTGGCATAGTAGTCTCTAATGTGGTCTCCGTTGATTACGCTGTTAGAAACCGCGATTAACGTTTGACCAAACAACCCGATAGCAGAGGAGCTAGTCTTAATTGTCTTTCTGTCTAACACCTCAGTGACGGTCAGTCCTGTTGGACTGGTTGACGAGCTGCCGAGTATTCTTATTTCGTCGCCAATTCCAAACGGCAAATTACTAATCCTCCCGTCAAACCCTACCTGATTAAGCGCCGAACCAGATAATGAGGTTACTTCACCAAGCACAATAATGTTTGAGCCAGAGGAATCAGAAACAGCAGAAGATGTATCCTTTGGGATAACAGAGTACCTCAGACCCTCCTTGGTTTCAAACATAGGTTCAGTGACATCCGTCGTCTGGGTTGAGTTTGATATGGTTGCTGACCAGCTATCGTTTCCCTCCAAGCTAATAGCGTCATAGACCTTTATCATGGAAGGATTAATCCTAGAGACCATTGTCAATTTTGAGTTGTATTGAGTACCGTAAAAATTATTGTTCGTGTTATTTACGTTGTGCCTATACATCTGCCCCTCCTCAAATGAGAAGAAGCGGTTATGGAGGTTGGTGTACATCTCTGGGTTAAAGGAATAAAGGCTTAACCAGTATCCCTTCTTTGTTCCATACGCAACGGTATTACCGTCGTCGTCTACCCCATCAGTAACCGATATGGAAACGGATGAATCAGCGAGTATACCAAACTTAATTAACGTCGAGGGGAATGATATTGAACCGTCTGCAGGGTTAATTAAGCCAACCCCACGATACGCTAAGTCTGATGTTAGTATATCAATCTTAAGGGGTGCTGTCCCTTTGCTTCGACTTGGGTCAACAAACACCGAACCCCGCTCTGTGAGTTTGTCAATGAACATGATTGAGCCACCCAAGCTATCCCACTCTGGTAAGTACGAATCGGACGTGATATTGGTGTCATTCCACTTAATGTAATCCTTATCCCAAGTCAGCATATTGTTACTCCCGTAAACCGGTTTTACTTTACCAGAAGGATTCGCTACCCTTGCGTCAGCTGGTGGTTTAGGCACATCGCCTATCGCATCACCGTCAACAATAATGTCATTAACATCTTGAGCCTCTGTCGTTACAATGTACTCGTCATTTTCGGGGTCTAGTCCACAAGGGATTTTTGGTATGGAGTCTCTAAGCAATAACTCTGCAAACAAATCCTCAAAGAATGAAGACATGCTCTTGTCACTGATAGGTTCTATACCATTGCTCGATATAGAGAATACCTTACCTGCATCCATGTCGCAGAAATAGACAATCCCGAATCTGTCTACGATGGACTCTGGGTTTAATCCCGGACCGAATGAGCCCGCAAAATATGTCTCATTTCCAAGCACGTTTGTACTCGTTACCAGCATCCCATCGCCCGCAGCCTCTATAAGCTGTCTGCCGATTGGGGTTGCGCTAATCTTTTTCTCCTGCATCACTAGGATACCATCACCCCTATCAACCAAGAAGCAAACAGCTCCGTGCTTAGAGTTGTAATCTTTATATGGATACAACACTGGGTTGAATGAAGACAGGTTGAGAACTGAAGAATCAGAAGCAAATGGTGCGCTGTAGGTAATCGCGGTATGCCTCCTTATTTCTCTTTGGTCTGGTGTTTCGATAGCAGGCCTCCCAATACTAACCGCTTTCGAATCAAAAAAATCATTCACTGATTCGTCCTCAACAATCCATTTTCTGTAAAGCTGGTTATCTGGTTTCGTTGGGTTGTAAAGGTATTGAATGGCCGAGTTAGAGTTTGGGTTGTATTCTATTTCAGGGTTGCTTAGCTGCTCCCTAATTCTCATATAAACATCCCCCTCCTCAATGGTCACGACACCCGGGTGTACACTGCTAGGTGAGCCTACCGTTGTAGTTGGTGTTGCGTAAATTTGGGCGGGTTGAACCGTAACACCTTGGCCCATAGGAGGAAAGCAGGTGTATCTAAAACTCCCATCATCTAACGGTTTAATAGATTGAACAATTACATTGTTGGCACTTCCGGTAATGTTAAGTTGGTCACCCTTGTAAAACCTCTCGGGTGATGAAAAGCTGTTTAAGGAGCTGGATATATTATATATTGGAGAAGAGCTTGCGCTGTCATTTGGCCTGTCTCCTGCGTGAGTCAAAACGCCACCAACTTCCACAATATCATACTGCTTGCCAACTTCATAGTACACTCTAGCTGAGTCCTCCGAACTCTTCTTTGGCCTACATATTTCAACTAGGCAGTTCTGAGAAAAGAAATCTTTACCAGTCGTAACATCACCACGCCCGAAGCCGCTGATGTTGTTGTCTCTAACAGTAAGGAACCATCCGGTCCTCCTATAATTGTTTTCATCTTCAGCTTCACTTGCGTCTGATAAGAGGATAGGGTTCTCATCATCATCGCCGTAATATGCATATGATGTGATTACGAATTCATGCAATGGTCGCTGAACATTCCCCTCCTCATCTTCATACTGAAGTACCCTAAGTATGTCGCCTTCATTGAAAGAATAAGAAATGTTAGCGCCCTTAAAATCCCTATATGAGTTTGACTTCCCCTCTAGCCCTCGGAGCGATAGAAATATTTGACCATTGATACCACCCTCTAACCCCTGAAGAATTGGTCTGGTCTTCAATCCATCATTTGACCTGATGTCAGTAAAGTCTGTTTGCTTTCCAAGAGCCGCTTCATTTACGATAATCTGGAGAATTTTGTCGTAAGAGGTGTTTTTAGAGTAGACTATAGAATACTTTGAAGCCCAGCCCGGAGGTGTGTGCAACAGCCTAAAATCAATCTCAGTCCTTCCTTGGTTGCCACCACGAGCCTGTTCTCCGAAGTGGCTAACGTACTTCTCATCGAGAGGTTGAACTCCGCTCTGACGGTTTCTATCATCGTAATAAACAATTCCAAAGTCATGAACAGCCCCAGCCTTAAAAGAAGTTACAGCTTCACCGTCTTGAGATACTATCTCAATAAGACCGTTATTAAGTTTGTAATCGAACCAATGAGAACGAATTGCACCGTCACCAACACTGTAATCTCTTAGGGTGTAGCCAGTTCCGTTAGTCTGTTGGTTTATGCTTAAATCAATCTTATCGTTTTGGTACATCCAAAGCGTAGAATATCTTACGCATCCCCCACGGTCCACTAAATTTCCATTAAAGGCTGGCTCATTAGTATCAATAAAATCGTTGCCGACGTTGGTGGAGCCGTTGTTCGCAAAGTGATATGGAGCTATCACAGTGTCGGCTGATAGCTCGACACCCGTGCACCTAACCTTGCAAGTAATCTTTTGTTCTTGTTCGTTGTAGATGGCTCCGGCTACAGAGAAACTAGCTGTGCCTGACATCCATGCAATCAATCTATTTTTTTCAGCGCCACTGGCACCGTTTACAGATTGGAATCCAGTTGTTCCTGCAAACATTGCGGTTGCCCCGCCAAAATTATCGTAATTAAAAAAACCCGGAGATACCCCAACTATGGCCTCAGGCATGTTAGATAATATCTCATTAGCTAAAGCCTCACCAAAATCTGAAACGGTTTCGTATCCCCCTACGGTAAAATCATGCACAAATTGACATGGTGATTCCATTATTAAATTCCCCACCCCTTGCTGGTGGCTATCTGGGTCTAGGATAGTAAGATTTTGAGAGTGAATTTCTTCATTGTCTAAATCATAGGTTGTTGCAGAAATCGAAAATCTCGTTTCAGCGGGGTCGCTATCTAAGTCGCAAGAGAACCCTAGTGCGCTACACGAAAGAGAAACGTTAATCGAACATTGACCGTTTTCAGGGATTCCTTCTTCTGGGAAGTCGCTAAGGTTAATGTCAAAGGAAATACCATTGGTGGTGCTATCACCAAATCTAGCCCTATTAAAAGTCCCGGTTTCTATGGTAGCCGCAAGAGCTCCACCGGCTTTTGCGCGTCTAGCTTCTTTATATTGGTCAGAGCTGATGTCGCTAAGGGACTCATTCATGGGCTCATTATCCTCCATGAAGAAATCTGCCTCCTGAGCAATTTGAATATTTGGGTGGTAAACCGGATAGCTATTAACGTTAGTACTTGAAAGGTTGTCAAAACCCTCTAGGTAGTTTCCATAAAGCAAACGACCGTTTGATACGGCTTGAGCCATTGCTGCTCTAGGTACAGAGTCGTATGGCTTGTTAGCTTCTTCGTCAGAGATAAACGAATAGACTTTATCGTTCCTAAACGTATGTAACTGATAATCTTGATTAGCGTCGTTATTGAGTTCGGCTATCTTTTGAAACCCCCCATCGTTGTTTCTTCTAGCGAACACCCTAATCTTATCTACGGGCCCGTCAGAATTTTTAATCGTTAACCTAAGCTCGTTGTTGAAAGACTCTAAGTACTGAACTGCATTAGAGTTGTATGCTAAGTTTGTGCTACTAACCGCGAGAGACGAGTAAGCAGAGAGAGCGCTTACCTCACCATCATCATAAATGTACTGGTACGCAAACTGAAAACAACTCTCCTTTAGATTGTTTGTCCTCCTACTTGAATTGGTTTGAAATTCCCAAGTGATAACGTCTTGTGGGGGTTGCTTGCAAACCGTTAGGTACTTGTTCTTTTGAGTATCAGTACCAGTAGTCATTATGCTGTTGTACCCTCCGAATAACAAGCGCGTTGCGTTCACCTTCCTCGGCTCATTCCTGTTATCGGTGAAGTACAGCAAGTGTTCCTGAAATTGATTAATAACAACGTCGCCCTTGACAAATCCGTCGCGCTCAAAATTGAGAACAGAGTCTTCGTAAAGCTTTACGTAGTTGTCATTCACTGAGTCGTAACGGTAAATGCCGTGGTTCAATTCAGAGTTGTACAAAAAGAAGTAGATGCACTTACCTGCTTCACATGGTACAACTCCGATAACCCTATTGTCTCCAGAGCTTGGGATAGCATCAGCAGTGGTTGCGGCTGACACAGCTTCAGTCCCTTCAATATTTTTTACAATCCCTTGGTCACCACCATCCTCATGGGACACGCGAATGTTGAGCGCGTCTGTCATTTCAAACGGCTTAACTAACCTCTCATCTTCATCCTTGTTGAGGTACTGAGGTACAAGCTTATCTATAGCCATTAGTACTTAGGTGATTGCTTGAAGTTCTTTCTGATAGTCTTCAATGCTTCTTCAGCACTGAATGCCTTCAACCGTGCGTTTGCCTTACGGCGCTCGTTGTAATATTCTTGCCGTGCTCTAGCCTTCTCACCCATAGGTACGCTAGACTTGCGCTCAATCAGCTTGTAGTAAATGTACATTCTAAGAGCCTCTTCAGCCTCGACCTGAATCGTTGGGTCAACCGACCTAGCTTCATCAGCAACGTACTCGATTACAACTTCGTTTTCAGTGACACCTGAAAGCTCGATTCTATTTTGGTCTAGGTTTAGTCTGTATTGCCCTTCGTAGAATCCACCGCCTAGCCCATAAATCTGACCGACGTTATTCTGGTAGATGTAGTTGCTGAATACAACGTAATCATCATCACCAAAGATTCCAGTTCCCGTTGCACCTGTCTTGGATTCAACCCTATCGTAAACACCATCTCCGTCTGAATCAATAAAGTTTCCAGCTGCGTCAGCGTCATACTTCTGAGAGTAGTTGATGTTCTTGTTCTCACCAAAAACATAGACTAACCCATCCTCTTTAACCACACCAATCTTTACCAAGCTTACAAAGTCGTCTGGCAAAGCCACAGTATCGTTAGAGGCAACTGACAGCTTAAGAGAGCGAACACGCTTCAGCATATCAAACCCCATTTCTCGGATTCCTCTGAGAGCAAAGTTTCTAATCACTACATCAGACACGTTGCTAACGTAGTCGTCAGAGTCAAGCGTAAGAACAAAGTCATTGATTACTTGGTCTATGGTTACTAGGTTCCTTGCCATCTATTATCGCTTTTGAGATTGACTTTCTGCGTAGGTGTAGATGTTAGTGTCACGCAGATTAACACCAATCAACCTAGCCATCTCCTCTATAATCTCTGGGGTGTAGTGCTCAGGCAGTTCAAAGTCAACACTTGTAGAAGCATCGTATGTTTCTTTGTTGTTGTTTGTGGTGAACCCGAACTTAGGCATAGACGCTGTCCTTGCACCCGTGGTTGGATTGATACCCTCCGGCTGCTTGTAGTATCTCACCCGAATCTTCTTTATGCTTTGTGGGTAGACTTCAATCTCGTCGTCAAGAAAGGCTACCGGGGATGTTTCAGTTGGGGCGCTAAGGTTACTATTAAGTATGTACTCAATCTTTTCCTCATCATACTCAACTGGAACGGTGACAGAAGTGTTAGTCCCCAGCAACAAGCTACCGTCGGTCTTAACACTAATGATTTTAGCTAGGTCGTCTGGCTTTTCGAAGTGAGCGTTTAACGTTCTTGTAATCGCATTGGATGTCTTAGAGAACATTGACATATCCTCCTTGAGTTGCTTCGTCTCAGACTTGTCCCTACCGCCATCTATGCCGCGTTTGCGCATAGCGTTAGCAGTCATCAAGCGCTTAAAAATAGCGTTGAAGACATTTGCCTGAGCAATAGGAGCAAAGGAGTTAAACTCAGTGGGTGTGACAAAACCTCGCTGGTCCTTATTTGCGATGTCTTTCAGTGCATTGTAAACCTCTCGAACGCTTGCCATAGTTAGGGAATCTACAGCAAATATACAGAAAAAGAAAGGGGGCGTGTTGCCCCCTCTCCCCAGTTAGAGTACGATAGACAGTTAAGCAATGTCATCCAGCTGGCGTTCCAGCTCAGATAGGACACTTGAACCCTTATCAGTCATTACAAATCTAGTCATAACTTCTGTTTTATCCTGTCCTACAGGCACAGAAACTATCAACTTTCCAGTATCAAACCACACCACAGCTCCACTTCGCTGTTCAATAATTTGAAAATCAAATGATTGTGCGACTGTAGTTCTAGCCATTACCATAGGGCTGTCGATAAGTCCCATGAATTGCGATGCGTTACGCTTAGCCGCCTGAACCAGCGCCCTCTTAATTGATAGGTCTGACTGATTCGTGTTGATGTTTAATGCCATGGCTACCGGCAGCAAGTCATCAATCGATTTGGATTTGATGAGTGAGATAGCATCAGTCGTAGCAAACTCTGCCTCAAGCTCAAGCTCTGATTTTTTCTCATCATTCGCCAGCTCAAATACACTACCACCGTTGGCCTTGTTGTCTGGATGTAAGTCCAAGAACTGTTGAAGATTTGGCTTGTCGTATGGTACAGACAAAATCTTATTCTCGAATACTACGTGCTCAAGCTTTGAAATTTGGGATTGCTCATCAACATAGATTGAAGGCTCTCCGGGACAGTATCTAATCTGTCTCACCGCTTTCTTTTCCTCGTCGAAAATATTAACGTTCTTACATCTAAGCTTGAAAAAGATTCCCCCTTTGTTACCAACCATCTGGTAAACCTTTGGGACTCTGGTTCCGTCTGGTAGCTGTCTTTTGACCTTAGCTACTTTCTTTTTAGACGTTGTTTCGGGTGCTGTTTGTGGAGGTCTACCCGGTGACCTTTTAGTTGCCTGTGGCATATTGAATCGGATTTAATTAAAAGGAAAGTAATGAAGGGGAGAGCCATTCCCTCCCCCGCATTACGTATCAGAATTATGCAGTCGCCTTAATCAAAACGTGCTGGTTAGCAGCACGAGTGACCAAGCAGCACTCAGAGCGGTAGTTGAACTTAGCCAAGTCCTGAGTATCGTTGGTGAATCCGAGGACACCACCACCAGTTACCCAGTGCTCCATCTCACGGCTGTAGCCGTTAGTAGCCTTGTAGTTCATCTCCAATGCAGGAGCTCTGTTGCCAGACTTTGGGTCAACAACGTTAGCGATTGGAATCATAACGCCAGAAGCAACCTGCTGTCCGATTGAAGTTTGTCCCAAGAGAGTTGGGTCATTCAACAATTTCCATGCGTGCTTGTGGAACGTGTAACCACCACGGCTGAACGACTTGAAGCCCAAGTTCAAAGCCATGTCCTTGTCGTTGTTGAACGCACCGTATGCAGCCATCAGACCACCGTTACCAGACTCGATACCAGCGATAGCATCGTCGAGCTTGAGGAACTGGTTACTGTTAGCGTAGACAGCGTACTCTGCAGGAGCGCCGTTCTTGTCCAACTGCTTTACGATAACATCGAGGTCATCCAAAGCGTCGATGATATCAGAAGTAACGATACCTCTGTCCTCAATAGCAGCGAAGTACCCTTCAGTACCTGCAACTCCAGTAACAGCAGAAGTCTTCTCGCCGAGCAACATGGTCATCTCACGCTTGTCCAAGAAGCGCTGACGAGTGTCTGCCTCAGACTTGATGTACCATCTGTAGTCGCCACCACCGAGGTCGATGTAGCCGATGTTGGTTGCCTGAGAACCGCTAACCTCGTACACCTCCTTAACGATGGCGTAGTCATTGATTCTTCTAACAACATTAGACTGCAAGAAATTACCGGGCTGGTCTGAACCCTGAGCGAACATGTTACCTACGATTGGCAGGACTGCAGCATCGGCAACAGCACTCGCATTTCCGCTAAGAGTAGCAACACTTACCGTAGTGCCAGAAGCAGCTGTAACGTACAAGCGCTCACCGTCAGCTGGGTTAAGCAGGATGTCACCAACTCTAGCAACCATTGCTGTGGCGTTATCACTACCAGCAGCAGTTACAGTGATGTCACCAGTAGTTGCTGATGCAAAACCAGTTGCGACTGCTTGACCTTGGTGCAAACGAGCTTCTTCGAAGTACTGAACTTGGTCAGCAGTTCCGGCTGCGTTTACAGCACCGGTCAACTTCAAGAAGCCGGTGATACCTTGGTCACCATATTGCTTAACGAGCTGAGCTCGAACGTCAGGTGCGTTAACTTCGTTGATGAAGTCATAGAGAGAAGTGTACTTGGTGGGGTCAGCCAAGTTGAACAAGCTGTTCTTAACCCCTTTGGGAGTAAATCCATCATTGGAGTTACCCGTTGGTTGAGAGACTGTAATAGCCATTAGTTCCTAATTTTTAGAATTTAAAAGATAAAGAGCTCCCTCCTCCGAATGCTTTCAAAATCTGCTCGTCAAGACTATTTGATTGTGGTGTAGTGTCTCTTTTAGTAGGCTCGTTGCTAATGTTGGCTGCGTTCTGAACAACCTTACGTTGTCCGTCACTTAGCCCTTGTTGGTATACCGACTTCACAATGCTATCGATGTTGTCCACCAAAGCTCTGTGAGCATTAAGCTTTTCAAAGTTCCAACTACCACCCTCATTCACATAGTCATCAAAGTATTCTTCAAGACGAGAGTTCTTGCTGATGAGAGATTTTCTGTACTCATCTTTGATTCCATAGGTGAAGTTCTCACCTGAAGGTAACTGGAAGATAAGTCCGTCAAAGTCATTTACCTCAGCAGTCATGGATTGAATCCATTCATCGGTAATGGGAGATTGCACTTCAGTTTCTCCTCGCTCGTTGACTGGCAATTGATACCCGTCTCTAAGTTCAGAGATTGTTTTACGTGCTGATTCCGCGTCCATCTTAAGCTGCAGCTTTGCAAGGGCAACTTCGTTTTCGTCGTATCGGTCCGCATCCAGTTTGTACTTGTTATTAACCAGCATGTTAATCTCATCCATGGACAGATTATCGTGCTCAATAACCATCTGGTTTCTGATAGCAGTTACGTCATCCATTTCGGTTGGGTTCAACTGCTGATACTTATACCAGTCTTCTGGGCTACGTCCCGTCTTCTTAACGAAGTCGTTAATCGCTGCTACGCGCTCGTCGATTTCTACGGGTTTATTTGAAATCATCTGAGACAAGTAATCGTAATCAGAGACTTGAGTTCCAAGCTTTTCGCTTAGGTAATTCAAAACCTCTGAATCGATATCTACCTCAGGTTTGATATCATTCGTGTTGGTTACTTCCTCTTGAGCAGGCTCTGAAGGTTGAGCTTCAGGCTGAGCATCCATCTGGATGTTTTCAGGAGTAGTCTGTTCAACAGGAGTTTCGTTCTGTACAGGCACATCAGTAGTGTCTGCAACGGTTTGGTCCACAGCATTGTCTGTAGGTTCTTGTGTAGGCATTTCATCACTGAGTGTAAACCCAGCATCTGCCATCACAGTTTTTAAATTATCATTCATGATTAACTAAATTTCTTTTTTTGTCCCTTAGGGGGGTCTTTCTTGTGGCCACCTGCCGACCAGAGAAACCTATTAGCCCAATACGCTGCACTGCCTTTCCTAGCAATGTTCTTTGCATGCCTGCTCCTAAATGCTGAACGGGCCTCGTCGCTGTAGTTGTTGCCCATGCTCTGGTCGCCAAATCGAATGAGAACCCCATCCTCTTGGCCGGGACCAATAGTGCTTACCACGGCAGCTTTTTTGGTGCCATGACCTCTGGTTAACTTCGGCTTGTTTACACCAGCGAATCCTAACCTCTTTGCTTTCTCTGCAGCCTTAGACATGCTACAAATATAGCAACATGTTGTGAATGTTTATTTTACTGGTAGTTCAGAAGACCTGAGGCTAATATGAGTCTCGTGAATTCCGTACTCACCCTCCGGTATAACATGAAGGCAAATAGCTCCGTCAGGCTCAATGATGGTAATCTCATAACCCTCTGGACCCACATTCAACGTTTCATACGTAGCGTAGCTAACCCCGTCGATTATCTCGCACTCCTCAAACTCAGATTCAGCTGTGCAGAAGGTTATGTACTGAGCTACCCTGTCATCATTCCAGACAATCGGCAGTTCAGTGCTTTCGTCAACTTCGATGTAATACGTCATGATACTGAAACTAAAACCATATTCGACTGCTGCCCTTGTACTGGGATTACTCTATTAACGGTAAGTCCGTCAAACATGCTCAAATCCTCAATAGCCGTTCTTGATGCGCCCTCTATAATTAGTTCGCCTTCAGTAATGTTTCCAGCAGTGTGTCCTGTTACGTATGTCTTACCGTCCTTGACAAATGCAGCCCCATAACCAGACCTAGGACCACTACCATAAACCTTAGTGAATCCAGTGTAGGTACCATCTCTATCCCACCCAGAAGTCTTTGAGCCAGTCTCATCCCACTGGACATTGCTATTGGCATATCCAGCTCTATACAGATATCCGTCATCGGTTACGACATGGCTTGAATACCGTCCAAAACCAACAGAAATCACATCGTTCAATGCGCTACCACCAGCAATTGTTGTAATTACTGGAGTTGTCGTTGAACCCGACTTGCCTAAGCTATTGCCATTGTTGTATCCCCAGACGTAAAGACTGCCATACCCATCACCCGCTGTTGCTTCAATAATTGCTCCACCTCCGTCATACCCAGCTGATATGTCTATTGCATTAGTCACGCCAGTAAGCTTTGTAAGTGTTGATGTGTTACCGCTAGTTGTTCCTTGTCCAGTTCGATAACTAGCGTTGCGACCAGCCACATAAACTTCTCCGCTATCATTCATAATGATGGTGAAGTTTTCTCCCCTTTCTACTCTAGTCCAGTTTGTTGCGGTCCCTACTTTAGTCCAGCTGGTTGTGTTCGTGTTGGTTCCATTTCCGGCCTGCCGATAGTAGTTATAACCCAAGTGATAATACTCCCCGTTTTTTATTGCGGCAAACTCAAACCTACCCCCAGCAATATCCTCCCAGTCAGTATCGGTACCAAATTGAGTCCACGTTGTTTGAGTTCCATAGCTGTTGTAGCTACCACTCCTGTTAAGCATCCACAACGTTCCGTCGCCTTTTAGGGCCCAAAAGTTAAAGTATTGATTTGAAACTACCTTATCAAAGATATGTGTGGTTGAACTTGTGAATGCATACTGCTCTGGGCCTAAGTCCGAATCAACGCTAGAAAAGTCGTATACCCAATTGTTTACAGAGTCCCCAAACATGTAGGTTCCAGCACCTAAGCTTCGACCTCCAGCCGGAACGTCAAGACCTGATATAGAAGCTATGTTAGCCATTGATAATCCTGAGTATTCTGAAATGTCTGGCATGTCCGGTCATCAAATTACGCAATCTTGACATACTCTGGAGATGGGTCAAACCAAATGATGTAGTGATTCACTGACGATATGGTTACAGCGTTTATAACATAGCCCATCTGCCGTCTATATGTACTTGATGTGGTTGGTGCAGCTAGCGTTAAAACGCCAGCACTAGCTGGGTCCAGATAAAGAGGGTCTCCATAGCTACTGCTGAATGTTCCGTTCACAGCAGACTGAGGAATCGCAACCATACCTCGGACATAAAAATTTCTGCTTCCTTGACCCCCATTTACTGTAATAACTGTAATACCTGCAATTTGGTTTATGTTAGTAGACGAACTAGAAGCATCCAGCAATTCTGGGGCACCCGCCGCCGCCGACATAGTGTGAACCTTGAAGGCTGTCACGTCGCCAGCCTTAGTAAAACCCATTAGGTCTCCTGCACTATTTCCAGATAAGCCCAAGTACGGACCAACGTCTGAACCGTCATAAAACTCCCCGTATCTGACGTTTGCGTCTGGCTGATACTCTATTTTTCCCGACACCTCCATCACACTGCCATCCCACGTAAGGTCGGCTTCTGCGTCTATATTGGAGCTGCTGTCACCCGCTGTAAGGATTCGGTTTTCTGCGTAGTTATCTATGGTGACACCACCACTAGCGGAAGCCCACTCAAGGTTTACATCTGAGCCGGAGACAGAGTTGACCTGCAGAACCTGATTAGCCGATGGCAGTCCTGCGGGGAAGAAAAGGTTCTGGTCTGCAGACGCAGACGAGTTTGCCATCAAGCAAACATAATCAGTACCTACAGCACCTGCGAACAGCTTAAGACACCCCTGCGCACCAGAAGTATCCTCAAGGATTTGCATGCCGCCAGAAAGAGAAGTTGTAGAGGCTCCGGCATCGCTTGAGAACATGCTAAAAACGTTGTCCCCTGACGAGTTTTGAAAGAAAAGCCCAGAGCTTCCTGACGCAAACGTAAAAATTCTGGTGCTGGACGTTGCGGTTAGGTTGGTTGTAGCTAGGTTACCGTCCTCTTCAGTAAGTATTTTTTTCCAAGTGGACATGGGCTGCTATTATTTAGCAACCTCCATAGCCTCGGCTGGCTGCTTTTTCTGCTCTGCTTTTTGAAGCCGTTCGAATTCCTTATCGACCTTCTCTAATAGGGCGCTTACTATTTTAGCGTCAGCGGCCTTTATGGTTTGATTTTCTACTGATGTCTTTACGATGTAAAGTTCGTTAAGCTCTAATTTCATTGTAATGATGTTTATGGTCTATTTGGACTTCAATTGATTTTGTAGCTTTTGCACTATGTCTGCCAACAAAAGTACATCCTTCCCGTCAAATTTGCAATCATGCAAAATTTTTAGGATGAATGTTAACTCTTGTTGGGTCAGGGTGTCAGTGGTAACCCCACCGACATCCCTGCCCTTACCAAGAATAGGCATTATTAATCGATATACAAGTACAGGCCTTTAGTACCAGCCGTTCCATCATTATAGAACAAAGCCCCGGTAGGCATAATCGAAGACGTTGGGTCAGCAGCACCCTTCGTAAGTGCAGCGACACCCATGCTTGGGTATGAGCCCACAGCACCGTCATCCTTAAACTCCCATCCAGCAACTCCTGCGCTGCTGTCCTTCCAGAGGAAGTTTGCTCTGTTGGCTGCTGTACCTGAAGTGTCTACAATGAGACCAGCTGAAGTGGCGTTGGCAGCTGTGCCAGCACCATCTGCTACCAAGATTGTCTTGTCTTCAACAGTCAAAGTCTGAACATCAACTGAAGACGTTGCTCCGTTTACAACAAGGTCACCATAAATAGTGACAACTGGGTCACCACCATTGGTTGTTGCCGCAGCAATCTTCATTACATCTACAGCAGCGTTCTGAGTCATACCAGATGACGAGCCGGGGTCTGAAGCCTTAAAGAAGATGTCACCACCAACTCCAGTACCCGTACTAAGACCTGACGTGAATGTGAGGTCGCCACCCGACAAGTTAACGTCTCCAGAAGTAGCAGCATTGACACCACTCATGGATATCATAGCAAGCAAGTTCTGGTCTAAGTCCAGCGTTGGGACTACGGTACTTCCGTCACTGGTGATGTTGTCTCCGCCAATAACGGACGTAACCGTACCAGAATTGGTCGTGTATCCAAGGCCGGTGACGAATGCGTGAATCTGGTCACCTGTAGCAAGAGCAGTTCCACCGTCTGCCACCGCACCCGTTACGATTGTCAGCGATGGGGTTGTCGTGCCGTTAGCAACAGTTAGCTGGCTAGTCGTTGCTGAAGAAACTGAAGTGACAGTACCTGTGTTCGTTGTGTACCCAAGTCCAGTAACGAATGCGTGAATCTGGTCAGCCGTAGCAAGTCCCGTACCTCCATCTGCAATAGCCGCTGTCTTAGCTCTTACCGCTCCACTTCCGTTTGTCGCAGACAGCTCGATGGTTACACCATCAACAGTAACTTCAATTTCGTCCGCGTTGGCAGTAATACCATCACCGCCAATCACATTCAGCGTGGGGTTTATTGTAGATGTTCCGGTTTGGGTCATACCCGCTCCAGCAATAACTGACGTTACAGTACCCTCGGTGCTGCTTAAGCCACTAATTGCTGTCTGAATCGCGTCATAAACCGCGTCCTCTGAGGGAACTGTGGTGGTTACGCCGTTCGTTACCGTTTGTGTAATGTCCGTCTCAAGTAAGACTCTTTTCCAATCTGCCATGATTTTTTGCTTAGAATTTCGTTGCTAAGATACAGAGTTTCAGTTTACCCCAAAATAAATATTATCATCTTCGTCGGCATACATGCCCCCCGCAAAAGCGGTTGGTGGACTAGCTACAGGAAATCGTTTAAATTCTACGACACCGTCGAGGTTAACATGACCGGTACCATTTGGTGTAAAGATAATATCCTGATTACTCGTAGAGACGATAGACTGTCCGTTGATATCTAGGTCGCCACCTAACTGAGGAGTCGTGTCCTCAACTACGTTTTGTAATCCAGAACCGCTACCGCCTACCGCAGTCCAGTTGCTTGTGTTTTGCCAATCACTATTATCTACTAACTGATACTTGTCTTCAAGCCCAACAACAGATTGACGCGGACCATCGTATACGTACAACGTATCGTCGTTACACATATAAGCCAAGTATGGAGACGAGCGATTCGCCTCGGACAGACTATTCCTTTCGGATACGGTATTGAATATACCAATACCCCTAGTCTGCTGGAGAGCTAACTCAAGCAGCTTTGCTGAATCTGATGAATGCGATAAGGGGCCGTTAAACTCTGGCATATTAAGACTCCGTATTTCTTAGTAAGTAATAAGTACCTCTGAGGCCAACGTTGGCTAATGCCGTGTACAGCCTCAATACATGAAATGGAATTTTATTGCTCGCAGTTCCAAATTGAATCTGCAAGTCCAGCCCTTCTTTTAGGAGCCAGAAGTCGCCTGTAGTCTGTGGTGGTTCTTCTATTCGTTGTGTATAGTTATTGCCTCCGTAGTCCTCAAAGAAATCTTGATTAAGGTTTCCTCCGCCAGTCAAGTCCTGATAACCACCACTGCCATCAGAAAAATAATACGAAGGAACAAACACATATACATAATCACCTACCGCCTGAGTGTTAGGCACAATCATAGATACGCTGAGCTGAGATGTGTTACCATCAACTAAGTCCCCAGTAGAAGTAATCACCTCTGGGTAGCTGGAGATTCCGTTATTAGACGTAACGCCATCGTACATGTTCTGAAAATCAGAATCAGAACTCGAAGCCGTAAGCCCGGTCGAGCTCATAATCATTCTAACAGGAACCCTGTTTACCACATATACCGATGACTCGAAGTCACAGTGAGGCGAGTTGATGGTGGTGTATGGCCTAACATTATCCCACACTTTTACTTTATAAGTATTGGAGTCGCCGATAGCAACATCACCGTCATCGATATTAATTGTAAACGTTCCGGTTCTTCCGTTACTATCTAATGACTCGCCTGATATATCTACCACGCTTCCGACTAAGCTATTGCTAGCATCTAGAACTGCATAGCTATCCAAGCCAACTCCTGAAGTCTCAACCTCTACTTTAAACTTTAGATTACTCTCCCCATTATATAACTGTCGATTGAAATCTGTTTCGTCACTAGAAACTGTGGCCGTAGCATTTGTAGCTCGCTGCAGGCTGATGCCATTGGTATTACTTACATTAAGTAACCTAGGCGGTGTGTATGCAGGGTTGTAAGTAATCTCAGAACTAAATACCTCACCTTGACCATTGTCTGGTTCTTCAGCGCTGACCTTCCAAGTGATGTGTTCGTTAGTTGGGTTCTCTGAAGCAAAGGCAAAACTGTAAAGCTCTTCGTGCGTATAACTTGCAGTTGAACCTGTAACCCCTGTCTCTGTATGGATGAGAGAGAAGGAGCCACTACCAATCTTTTTATAGAACTTGAAGGTAATGGTGGAGCCTTGGGATACGTTTGGATTTGTTACCGTGGCTGTAATCTGAGCCGTCGCGTTGGTGATTGGCGTGTCGCTAAAACCCACGTTACTCGGGTTAGCAGATATTGAAGGTGCTTCTATCTCACCTAATTGAATCAGCGCCTCTCTAATGATATCAAGAGCGGTCTTCGTTCCGTCGCCAATTGCGATGGTGTCGGTATGAGAGAACTTACCAAAGTTTCCCCCGTCAGGCAAGAACACCTCAATAGCCTCATCTAGAAAATCCTGAGAAGCTACGTCACCAAAAGCAACAGAGCCAGAACCATCTGTGATTAAGGCTTGACCTGAAGTTCCGTCAGATGTTGGGAGCGTGTATACTGATGCCTGCGTATTCGTAGAAGAGCCAATAAAGAACTTACCGTCCGGAAGATTAGGAACATCGTTACTCCTTCCTGAACCATACACCATGCCGCTTCCATTGCTACCATGCGACTTGATGACTACACCTAGGTTCTGAATGAGATTCGTTCCGGTCGGCTTTACGTTTGTATAACCGCCTGTCTCCCCAACATAGACTACATCACCTGCGGTAAAAGCAGACGTATCAACCCCAGAAATCAACCCAACGACAAGAGCTTCGCCCTCAGCCTCATCGTCCAAGTCTTCATTCAAAACAAACGTAGCTGGCATAGCGGAGGCAGTGTCTGCACGTGCCGCAATAACGTAAGCGAGCTGACCTTGTGGTGAAGCGTCAGTAACAGCGTGGACTGGAGTTCCCTTTAAGAGCTGACCACCAGACACGTTCTTTACTTGCTGGGTTACGTTATTGTCATCAGGGATATGTTCGAGAGGTACATTTTCCCAAAACCCGCTGGAAGCATTATACTGAAGAATGTCATCATCTTGAACATTGGTGATGTTGACATCGGAGATTGTAGTTACTGAGATTGTGGCAACAGGAGATACTGTCGCGGAAATGCCTTTGCTTACCGCGAACGATACTCCAGTAGTACTACCCCTTACTAAGGATATAGCTGGACCTTTGCTCAGTGAAAATTGAATCTCCATTATATGCTAACGTCCTCATTGATTTTGAAAGTTCCGTACAGCCAAGTGGTAACCACACCACCCACTGTTGCTTGAATGTCGTACACGTATAGTCCTGAATCAACACCGGACATATTGGTAGCGGACACAGTAAATTGAAGATTGCCGCTATCGTCGGGGTCATATGTAATCTGCTTCCCTTCTGAGTTGTCAGTGTCCTCGGTAGTTAGAATCAAATCATCAGCAGCTTCACCGCCCGTCGATGTGTCGCTAGTCCTTACCTCAAACTTAAATGTATGCCCACTCATATCGAGAGCGGTTCCAGATGAGTTAGTGATGTCCAAGTCAAGCAAGAACGTATCACCCTTTCTGCAGGTGATGTCTACTCTTTGTGCTGTGTCTAAATTGATTACGTTAGCCATTTCCGAAAAGCTCATTAATTACATCTTGATTACCAGCAGAGCTAGTTCCCTCTAGCTCCCCCCGCAATCCTTGTCTTTGAGAAATCAACTTTGATTGCTCCATAGCCTGCTTAGCTACACGCTCATCCTTACGGTCCTCCTTGAGTACCTCAATCTTTTCTCTGAACTCTTTCTCATCGGCCTTGAAACCTAGGCTAGATTCAGCCCTTATAATTTCAAGTTCCTTTCTCATGGCATGAAGGGCAGAAGCCACTTGGACTTCCACCTGACCTTTGAGTTGAATCTTTTGAGCTTCCAACTGAGCCTGCATCTGCATCTTTTGAGCTTCTATCTGCATAGCCTGTTGTTGCGCTTGAGCGTTAGCTTGAGCTTGCAGTTGAATGTTTTGCTGCTGTTGCGACTGAAGTTCTGAGAGTCTTCTCTTTCTTCTCACAGCAAGAAGTCTTTGAGCTTGGTCAATATCCTTTACCTGACGAACAGCCATAGCATCCTCAAGGTCTATCTCTTTTTGAGCGAGGGTGGCTTGTACGTTTTGCTCAAGGAATATTCTATCGTCATCAGACATTTCCTGCGTCA